AGGTAAGGAGCCGTGGATGATGGGCGTACCCTCCATGTAGATGGCATAATTGTTGCTATCAGCACCCGTCATTGACTCAATAAATATCCCCGATTGGCTGACTACTGCACCTGCCCCACCAGCCCCGTCAATGATGCGGATGGCTGAGTCATGTGTAAGAGTGACATTAGTGCTAGACAGATAACTCTTAACGACTAGAGTGGCGGCCTTATCCACCGTGATAGCAGCAGCACCAATCAGCGTAGGGCTACCCTCAAAGTCCACATTTTTTACCAGCGCAGTAACTTGATTCGTCCCCGTTAAGTTGAAATTATATGCCGTTGTCTCCATAAGGCGGTATCGGGTAAGCCCATTGGCTAATGAGGCTACAGTCGCATCCTCAGTGTCAAACGTATGGGCAACGGCATTGGACTGCGTATTGCGGGTATCAATGTTGTAGTATACCGAGGCCGAATTTGAGACTGTCAGCGCATCGTCATCGTCATCAGTGAGAGTGACGTTAAGGCTCGCCGTGGGGTCAAGGGTAAGGTCGCCAGCCGATGTACTGATGGTCGTCGCAGCAGCAAACTTGAGTTCCTCTGCGGAGACATCGAATAACACCCAATCCGCAGTATCGGAGGAGTTGATGCCCACATCTCCCCCATCCACTTGAGATGCGTTGAACCCTATGCCACCAGTATATGACCGCATCACCTCGTTGCCGCCAGGGGCATAGATTTTTAGCTGTCCAACATTCCCGTCCAGATGCAAAACCCCACGGGAATGGCCCCCGTCACTTACAGCGAGGAGGATGTCTCCGTCGTCTGTGATGTTGCTGATAATCAAAGAATTAGCTGCTAGGGCAGGAGTCTGGGGAGTGCCTTCAATAACCCCTGTCAACGTAGCGTCCGCAATAGATGCAGCCGATTGCAGCACTATGGCAGCGTCGCTATCTGTCCCCAGGCTGATTATATCGTCGTCTTGGCCGAGTCCCAGTTGGGCCACGCTGCCCACTAGGTCAATCCGTGCGACATCGTCTGCGCTAAACGTCAGGGCCACCGCCGAATCCCTGTCGGCATCCATCACCGCCACCGTGGGCTGGGTGATGCCGTCAAACAGGCCCAGGTCTACCCCGTCCAGGCCAACGCCCACACCCAGGACGGGAACGTGCTGGCTGGTTCCAGAGGGCAGTTCAAACGCCCAATACTCGGCATTGGCATCGGCATCCTCCCAGAAGAAACTGCCCGTGCCAGCCAACGCCCTATTCTCTCCAAGGACTACGAGGTCACCAGTGACGGTTAGGTTGCCAACCGTCCTGATGAACCCGTTGCTACCAATACCCCGTACTCCCTCAGTGCGCGAGCCTGTTGTCATACAGCCCCCCTATCTACACGCCCTCTGTGTAGTAGATTTTGATGGTAATACCAGCCGAGTTCACGTTGTTATTCGTGATGTTTAGGGTTAGCGTGTCAGTCCCAGCATAGACAGCATAGGCTCCGTTGCTCTCGATAATGGCTACCTCGGAACTGGATGTGTGCCTGTTAGCACCCACCCCCAACAACAGGTCTGCGCCACCAGCCTCGGTGACGGTTATATCATAATTCGCTTGAGGGGCCGTGCTGCCAGGGTCGGTGGCAATCTGTAACAGACGACCACCTATCTCGCCGTGCGGGATATTACTCAGGGCGGTAGCGGGATACGACCCGTCAGAGGAATCCGCTGTACAAGTGAGGGTGATGACCTTGACGGGCGGCCTTCCGCTAGTCAAGGCTTCGGTTATCGTTCCAGCCATTTAATCCCCCTCTTCCTCCGAGGCTTCTTCTTCGTCGGTAGCATCTTCCTCTACCACAGCTTCTTCTTCTGCGGCTTGTTCTTCCTCGTCTGGCTCTGGTTGTGTTGCAGTTGTCATTATTCTCCTACGCCGAGGCTACGGTTGCGCCCGTATCGATGGGATAGTAGAACATCGTCCAGCTAACCGACCCCGTGTTAGAGGCGGCACAGTTGAGTTCGATGTCGCCCTCCGACAGTATCATCGGATAGGTCATAGATATGCCAATCCAGAGGTCATCACGCAGCGCATCCCCCACGGTTCCGCTTATCGTGTAGAGGGTTCCTACGGCATCCCCTGTCGTGTTCAGCACGGCGCACATATCCTGGTCTGCGCCCGTCTCGGTGGGATTAAACACCAGCTTGGTGTTATTCGCCTGAGTCTGCATGACAGTCGTTACCTCACCGATAATGGCAGTCAGGTATATGCGCCCACCCGTTATCGTGAACAGTGTAGCGTCCGTGGTCTGCGGCAGCGAGGCCGTGGCTTTATCGACCCTGAAGCCAAGCTGCCCGACCTCAGTTAGCCGCTGACGGTTCGTATTTGTATCAGCCATTGTTTGTCACTCCCTTGTTACGAGATTCCCTGACCATCTTGTCCATCGTGGGCTGCTCCTCTGCCTTCGCATATCGAGCAGCCACGACAACCTTTGCGTCATTCTGGGTCAACCCCTGCTCGTCCATGACGGCCCATACCTCATTAGCCCATTCCAGCGGCTCCAGGCCACCAGGGACGCTGCCCTTGCTCCCAGAAATCACCCTGCTCATTTCTGCCCACCACGGTGGGCATAGTCAACACTCTCGGGCTTCACGAACCGCTGCGACTCTATGAGAGGAGCGGCCCGCTCCCAGTGGTCTGGGATGTCCCACATCCTACGCTCAATACTAGCATGACGGCTCTCGATACACTGCATGGTATGTGGCATGGGCCGCCCACAGAGCACAGTGCAGGAGTAGCAAATCACACGGTCAGCGTCGGTCTCCATTCTAGGTGTTGATGTCCACATAGACCTTGGAACCTGTGCTGGCTGCGCCTTGCAATTCCTTCTTGGGATAGGCGTAGCCATAGCGAATTAGAACACCCATCACATTATCCACGCCGCTATTGCCGCCCTCGGCAACATAGCCTCGAATGTAATCAAACCCGTTGTCCACATCCATGTCTTCGCCACGGATTTCTATGATGACGAAATCGCCATCTGCGTCAATTGGATTATCAGTATCGTAGTTTCCGCCGCTTGCATCAGTGGTCAAATCCTTGACGCTTGTGCCAGAACTGTCCGTGGCTTGCTGGATGCGGCACTCGTCGAGGTCATCGCTGGAGTCCCAGGTTCCAAGCTCGACGTAGAACAACGCCCTGGCATAGTTCTTCATGGAGAGATAACCCCCATCGTTCTGGGCGTTTGTCCCACCAATATCCTGCTCCACCATCATGTCGATGCTGGCGTGTTCACTCAATCTCTGAGACATATCGTCCTCCTGTTGCTCGTGTCAGGGGCTTAATGTTGCCCCTGCACCACTAGGTTCGTGTCCTCTCGGCCCACTCTTTCGCTGCCTTAACATCCATCGGTGCATTGCACCTCTTGCAGTTCGACGGGAACTCCTTTTCGTCGTAGTCTGACTTCCCACAATGTGGGCAGACTGCCTTGAGGCCCGCCCCGCCAGGGGCTTCTATCGTGTTAATCATCTATCTCCTTATGACCGGGTTGCCAGATTTACGAATGGACTGAGAGTGTTGCTACCGTTCCGAGGAGTTAGGGCCGACTCCAGCCAGGGGCGACCATCCACCCTCTGGGTAAATCTCCAGACGGTCTCGTCATTTTGGAACCTAACGTGGGGGCTTGCAGCCATGCTGAGTGACTGCCTATCCCCAATAACGTAGTACCCGAAATCGACGAAGAATATATCGCCAGCCGTTCCAAGGGTCTGGCATTTCTCGCTCAGAATTAGGGGTCTTCCATAGATGGACGCTGGTGCGGCTCCCGCCATGTTGTTCATCATCACCGCAGACCCACCCGTGCCTACGCTGCGGGACATACTAACTATCTGGGGGAGCGTATCGGGATGGGCTACCCAGACCGCTCTGCCACGGCTGGAGGGGAGCATCCTGCTGTACATTTTATCGATATTCTCCGTGACCAAACTGGTGGCAGCCTGCCCCGTCTCTTTTGCGACGGTCACCAGGGCATCGGCATTGAGGATGCCGACGGGCTGTCCACCGCCCACTCCGTTGATGAACGCATCGTCCTCAAAGAAGGCGAGCGCAGCAGGGAAAAGTCGGAGTAGCAAGGCTTCCAGTGAGATGGCTGCGTCAGCCAGGAGTTCGTTAGCTGCTGATGTATAACCAGTCAACTTCTTGGCTGTTAGCTGCACCCTGCCGAAAGATGGCTCGCTGCTTGTGTAACTCCCGCTCTCAGGTGTCCAGTAAGCACGGACACCGCCGAAGACGTTTGTCGCATGTGTCGTGTCTATAATGCTCGGCAGGGCAAGGGTGAGGCTCGTCATGGGAAGCCTGAAAGCCCTGGAGCGCACCACAGAATCCTCCAGGGCCAGGGCCAGGAGTTGAGTGGTGAACTGCTCTGGGACTAGGAACCCGCCCTGGTCGCCCTGGCCTTCGCCAAGTACCTTGAGCCTAGCGTCAAACCCGCTGCGGCTGATAGTCCCTGGGGCCATAGCGGTCAGGAACTCGCCAAAGGATTTATACTGCCCGTTCATGCCTTTGGCCTCACGGTGGAGGTCTATCTTGGCCTCGTCCTTACCTTGCCAGCCACCGCCGAATTCCTTGCCCTGCATGGTCGCACCATCTGCAATGGCTTCCTCAGACATCGGGGGTCGGCGCACTGCGCCATCCCGCAATGCAGTCTCCATCTGCTCCTTGACGGCCTCGCCCAAGACCTCCTTGGAACGGCTCGTCACATAGTCATTGAACCGCTCTGGGCTGTTGAGCAGTTCCTCCAGTTCGCCTTGGGTCTGTATGTTATCTGCCATATCTATCGTCCCTCCCTGTAATCTGGCAATACCTGTCTGATAGCGTCCCGCACGATGCTGTCGGCATCGGGTAGCGGGACGTTCTGGATGTGCTGGTGGTTATGCACCAGCTTCCGTATGTCGTCTTTAATCAGAGCCATTACCTGTCTGGCAATAACGTCTGTATCCACAAGTGCTGGCCTGGGCTGCATTGTGCGCTCCCGCACTGGGGGTATCTTGTATTCCGCTGCAACGTCCCCCAGCATCTCCTCCACAAGCATCTCCACATCGGGGTGAAGGCTCATCCCCTTCATCGCCTGGAGTGCCTGGGGGTTGCTGGGGACTGTCACCTGGGACACCTCCAGCAACTCCTGCCCGTGGAACTCGTAGGATATATTCCCGTTCACTTCTATTTGTTTGGCCTGGGACATATCAGGCACGAACCCTACCGAGAACGCTGCACGGCCCTTCGTGGCGAGTTTGAACCCCCAATCGGCCTCCTCGTTTCCTTCGTTGATGTAATACTGAGCGTGACCGACAAGCTGGTTATCTTCCACGGACATCCGTATCCACTCACCAATCTGGTTCGTTAGCCCCCGATAGTTGTGGCTGCTGAGCAGAATCGGGTGAGCGGAGAAGTGGGTCAGGTTCCATCCCTCTTGCCTGATAACATCCCCGTCCCTGTCCACATCCTCCGTGGACACCACAGCACTTATCAGTCCCAATTTCTCGTCCAGTAGTTTGAGTGCGGTGGGGCGTACAAATTTGGTGATATGCGTCATCCTGTCGCTCCTTATCTCTGGGGCCGAGGCTGGCTCAAACTGCCGCCCATTGTGGTCTGTTCAATGCCGTCTAGCATCAGATGCCTGCCATTGCTCCTTGGGGTAACGCATGGCCTGGAGTTCTGCCTTGTCGTCCTTGATTCCCCAGATGGCATCTATACGTTTTCCCTCATGCTCCTGCCAGTTGTTCTCACGCCGCACCCTATCATACCCTTCGGGTGACTCCAGTCTGCAACTGTGTTCGTTTGCAAATGGCATTTTATATAATACAAAAGGCCCATACAAGCAGGCAGTGTTCCCGCTCACACGGGCCACGTTGGGCCTCAATGGGCCTCGTTGGGCCTCTGGGTCTATTTAGTTTTGAACACGATAGCAGCCCGCCCAAAGGCTGTCAAGCCGTCCTTTCCTCCTTGCAATGCCGACAGTAGATGCGGGTGCCTGGGTGGACATCTCGGCCCAAGGTTCGCCTACACCCAGAGCAACGGAAGTCTCTCAGGACAGTCGGGCTGTACGCCCTAAAGCTGGAGGGTATATCAGGGAACGGTATATCAACATCAGCACCCAGTTCACTCGTCCTGTATCGCACATTGCATCGGCAGTTCGGATGCTGGGGGATTGTTTCAACTCCACTCTGGAAGTTGTTGCCAATCGCAATCCATCCCTGGCCTTCGTTATCTAAACAATGGTCGGAAACCCCATCATCCCCCTGTGTGACCCATCTCTTCTCGTCCCTGCCCTGATGCTCCGCTGCCTTGAACGCCCCCTGCCCCAAGGCCGTCGCTGTTTCTGTACGGGCGATAACCCTCGCCTTCTCAGGACTCAGGGCATCCAAGACCTTAATCTCTTTGACGATTGACCCTATTGACTGCCCGTCCCGTAGGGCATTGCCCACCACCTCACGCACCCTGTTCCTGGTGGTGTTGGTGATATTAACAATCTGCTCGGCTCCCCGTGTCCTGGCATACTCCTCGGCCTCTCGCTGCACTATGCCTGTTGCTGCCCCAGCGAACTCAGCGACAAACGACGCTGCGTAGGCTTTGGTTAGTTCTTCGACAAACTCGTCCAGGTACTTGGCTTCCCAGTTCCAGTCAAACCCGTCCACATCGGCAACGTCCAGCTTCGTAACAATCATGCAAAGTCCTCCAGGTAGGCCACAAGGTTGTCTCGTTCTATACGGAACCTCCTGGCCCAACGAGCCTCCATAGAATCCTCCTCCTCATTCACCACATCGGGATGCACATCGCTCGCCGCCTTCTGCACCATCTGCTCCAGGCCGAACCCCATTGGTGATGCGGCAGGGGTAGCGAATTCATCTCCCCCGTCGGTAGCCTCACCATAGCCCAGCAATGCACGGCTCTCATTACGGGTTAAGAACCCCCCTTTGAAACCACGCTCGGCAATATTGAGGTGCAGTTCCCTGTTCTCTGGCCTGGGGTCGGCGTAGTCCAGAACAAGGGTTCGGTCGATACCGTGGACTAGGCGTTCATTGACTGCCTGCTTGATTCTCTCCAGCAGGGGCTTGAGTATCCACCGCCCGAACATCACATCCCCTGCCTCGGCGTTGGCTCGGTTCACGCTCTCCGTCACGCCCATCACAGAGGCGGGGATGCCAAATGCCCCCAGGATGATGTCCCTGTTCAGCTTTCGTAGCTGCTCCATCTGCATATCCCGCTGTGAGAATTTGCGGTCAACCCACTTGCCCCGTTCCAGTACCGCTACCCTGTGGGCGTTGGCGACCCCCTGGTGTTGCTCCCCCCATCTGCTAACAAGTCTCTCAAAGTCGGCATCCGATAACCCCTCATCGAACTGGAGGATGCCCCCCGGCATGGCCCCGTTCGTAAAGAAATTCCTCGTCCATTGAGCAGCGGCTTGCTCTGCGCCCAAGTCCATGAGGAGGCTTTGAACGGTGCCGATGCCACGGTAGGGGTCGAGCGGGCTGGGCCTCCTGATGAATATGACATCGTTCTTCTGGAGCGGTATCTGCATCGTCCCTATCGTGTAGATGTATCCTGCGACAAACTCCGTAACGTGCGGCACGGGGCGTATCCTGTCGGGGCGTATGGGCCACAACTCTACGGGCCTGCCCCCAGCATTTCTGACTATCAGCCACCATATCTCGCCCGTCAACTCAAAGTGCTGGACGCTCGTCTCAATGAACTCATGCCTTGTGTAGAACGGGTTGACCGAACTCCACAGGTCGAGGATGGGATGCCGCAGGATTTCCTGCTGCTCGTTGTTCGGCATCCTTCTATACAGGCTCCACGACACAGCAGCGGTTGATGCAGCTATCCTGTCCACCACAGCAAACAACCATGAGGTCTGGGTCATGGCCTGCATTTGGGAAATCTGGTTCGGGACACCACCGCCCCCACCAATCCCCGACAGGTTCAGGCCCGATGCCAGTGCCATCGGTGGGCGTTGCACATTCTGCTTGAGCAACGCCTCGATGCCCCGCTTGATGAGTGTCATGCGTCACCTCCTCGTTGCATACCCTGGGCGATTACGATGAAGAACAGCCCTGCGCCGATGATAGCTGCGATGGGGTAGATAATCCACAGGCCCGCAACGACCAGGAGGAGGCCAACAGCCTCCACCACAGCGGCGAACCATGCCGTCCTGGGCAATGCTGTGAACCTCCACGGCATCCTCATTCGTATATCCACCTGATGTTGGGCTTCCCTCTCTGGCTCAATTCAGTCAGCCCCCATACCAGGGCATCCAACCTGTCTGGGCTTCCTGCGTTATCAGGTGTCCACGACACCAGTTGCTCCTCCAGGTATGGTAATGCCCCGACATGGTACACCTTGCCCTGCTCATACAGGGCAGCTATCGGCTCGGCCCTGATACGCTTCCCCCTTGAGGCGTGGACGGCTGTGAAGGGGACTGAGGGCAGGATAGTCCGCAGGGTGTAGCCGACCATATCCCCGCCGTTATTCACCTCGGCGATTATCCTGTCCGCATGGTGTATATCGTAGACCGTGATGGCCTTCTCTGCCCAGGCATCGGGGGTATATTTCCCGCTGTAATCAGCCAGCACATAATACTCGTCCCCTGCGGCCCTGCCCACTACTACAATCCCCGTCTCGTCTGAGTCCTCCTTCGCCGTTACAGCAGGGTCTATTGCCACCACGATGCGCTCCATCTCTGGCACTTCATCCTGTGGCTTGACCCGTATCATCTCCCATTGCCAGAGCGCACCTGGGACATCATCCAACCACTCGGCCATTATCTCCTGCCGCCCTATCCTAGTCCCTCCATACTGCGTGGTCAGCCTCTCCGTGACCGACGCAGACAGCGTGGGGTTGTCATAGGTGGTGGCCCTGACGGTTACCGTGGAAGACAGTTCCGAGAGGGTGCGGACGAACTGTCGGTTCTTGGGCGTGGTGGTAGCAACAGCCCGTGGATGCTCCCCCAAACGCAGACCGAACTGGGCCTGATGCCAGCTTGCCTCGTTCCACAGGGCCAACTCGTCAGCCCACAGGAGCGACCACTGTGGGCCGTTCCAGCGATTTGGTTCCTCAGAGCCGAGGAACTTCACATAGCCCCCGTCCTTGTGATGGGCCTCCCCGATGGAGCGGTTGTAGCGGAACTCATGTGGGGCCAGGGCAATCAATCCAGTGACCCCCTCGGCACAGACATCCCGTGCATCTGCGATAGTAGGTGCGCCGATACCCACCCTGGCCTTGCGCCCCTGCTCCCTGAGATGTGCCAGAACGTACTGCGTCCCCGCCATAGTTTTCCCACTTCCTCGCCCTCCGAGGAGGAGCCAGACATCCCATTCCCCGTCGGGCGGTTGCTGGTGCGGTAACAAGCCCCAGGAACCCTCGGCATCATCCCACCACTCACGGGCTGATAACAGGGCGGCTCCGCTGTGTCCCACCTGTGTCATGCCCTAACCTGTCTCAATTCCTTGATGCGGTTCCTAATCTGCATGATGCCTCACCTGGGACTTGGTTTCTATTCCCTCTTCCCACCTATAGGATAGAACAGGGAAGAGAAAAGGGCTTTGGGAAATTTGGAAAAATCTGTGAGGGGGTGTCTTATACACCCCCTCTGTTCGCCATGTAAACCTCGGCTCCCCCTGGAGCCACGGGCTACGGTGTACTCCCACGATACCCCCAGGCGGCGCATACGTTGCCCACACGCCCCCTCTGCCGCCCTGGTGGTATCCAAGTATCACCTGGCTCCTTCCCTTGCCCGCATCCCCACGCCGTCCAATTGTACATTTGTGCATCCTGTGCCATGCACCCCAGTATCCCCATTGACCTGCCCTGTTCCGTAGGTCACTCGTGCCTGACACCAGCGAACCTGTCCTCTGCCAATTTGTCCAGCCTACCCAGTAGCATGGGAGCCTCTGGTGCAGTGCTGTGGTATTCACGGTACACCTCAAGGAAGTCTCGGAGTGCTTGGTTCCATGACATGATGTCCACCCGAATACGGGCCTCAATCTGCTTGGGTGCATCCAGGCCCAGCAATGCAGCCCTTCGCTCTTGGATGCGAAGGGCTGTGGTGGTGGCCTGTACGTCCCCTGCCAGCACCTGGGGCCAGAGCGGGAACTGCATCTGGTCGAGGCGGTTAAGCTCCAACTGTCGGACGGCCTCGGTGCCTTCCCCGTGGTCTTGGGCCGTGGCCCCCAGTTCCCGCATCACCGACTTATAAGCACCCGCCGCACCTTTGAAGCCAAGCTGCTTGGCTATGTCCCCCAGGGTGGCCCCAGCCTGTCGCAGCTTGATGGCCTGCTGCCCCCGTAGACGGGCTGCAATGGTACGGGGCCTGGAGGCTCTGGTCTTACGTGGCATGGCATCCCCTGGGAAAACTTGGGCTTGTCTGGGGTGATTGCATATCCATTTGCCCTCTCATTATCTTGCCCCAGCCACAATCGGCTCTATCTGCGTGGTAACCCCATTGTCCCATTGGTATGCACTCCAGGTATCGTTTGACAGCACATAGCATAGCATACTGGCACCCTTTGGCACACTTCGCATGGCTCTCACACCTGCACGGAACACGCTGAGAGCATGGGAGATGGCCCTGGGGTTATTGCTCCTGGCCTTGACCTCTATCAGGAGGAAGCCATCATCATTCCATGCAATGATGTCGGGGAACAGGGACAGGTGGGTGCGACGCACCTCATACCCTTGCTGGGTCAATTGGGTTAGCAATAGGCTTTCGGCCTTTGTCCCCTTGGCCCTGGGCGCACCTCCACCAGTGCGCCTCCTTGTCTTGCCGTTGACGCTGAAGACTTCCAGTAACGTCTTAGCCACGCCGTTTCCTGTCCTTCCAGGGGTTCCAGGGAAGGGGTTCCACGGGGTGCAGGTCTATATGGTGTCCACACTGGATACACCGCCAATACGGTTCCAAGGCATCCCAGGTATAGGCCATAGTACCCCTCATACACCTGGGACATTCCGTGATGGTTACCTCGTTCATAATCCCCCTCCCCTCTCGTCCAGGGATTGCGCCATATGCTCTCTCGCCCTGTTCGCGAAATTGTGGGCTAGATTGCGAAAGAGATACTGGGCAAGCATTAGCCTAGCTGCGCTGGAATCTATATTAAGCTGCGGGTGGATAGTGGCAAATTCCCTGATTTGCTCTTCAAACCAGCTTACTGTCACGCCCTGTGTCATTTGCCCCTCCTGGAGTAGATTGCCCCTTGTATCGTTTCCAACATCATCCCCTCCCCTCCCTGTCCCTCTGTTGTATTGTTGTAATGGGGGTATATATATACCCCCATTACAACAACAGATTACAACAGGGGTTTTGTGCCTAATGTTGTATTCGTTGTGTTGTGTTGTGATTATTGTTGTGATTCTATACCTCGTTCCAGTACATGAACGGCAGGGCGTACTGTTCGCCCCACAGTGTGCTATGCAGGTTCCCTGATTCGTCCCTCCAGGTCTTCTCCCTGATGAGCCATGTGGGGGCTGAATAGGTCTTGCGGGTGGTCTTGTCCCATATCAGCACCCACTCGCAGTCGGGCCATATCTCGTCTATATACGCCTTGTCTACCGTAAAGGCTCCCCCAGCCTTCCACAGACGGTGCGACTGATATACCCACTTGGCGTATGTCTTGGATTGAGGGTCATACTCCCCGATGGGTTTCTTGCCGTTGATTGTGGCTACCTGTGCTTTCATGTTTCCCCTTTCGGATTATGCCAGGATCATTGGCATGGGGATTGCGCCCAGCCTCTTTGATGCCAACTTCAGATATTCCTCACTCAGGTCTGTTCCTATGCTCTTGCGTCCTAGCCTCTGTGCTACGGCTACCGTAGTACCTGACCCAGCGAATGGGTCGAGGACAGTTGCTGGAACGGTGTCGGCGTTACATTCACAGGTGGGATTCCATCCCGTCGTAATGGGCATCGGTGCGCTACCGCCGAGATTACGCTTCTTTCCCCAGACCTGCGATTGTGGATGTGCATAAGCATCTGCGGTATATAGACCATCCTCGCTTCTACCCTGGGGTTTTTCTATGATACTTTCCACCTCTCGCTCCCACGGCTGACCGCACTCAGCACATACACCCTTCTCCGATGTCCCTGCCAGGATACATGGCTCGACCAGCTTCTCAGGG